AACCGCTCCACATAACACCTATCGGTATGGCTTATTGGGGTCTCTCTCTGACTGGCCTTCTTGATCCTCTCGATGGCACCCTTACTGGAGGTTATCATTCTGATGAAGAGTGCTAATAATAACGTTTAATAAACTATTTATCTTATAGGAGCCACACTATGCCTGGATTCGGAGCAAAACTGCCGCTAACATTTGACGCAAAAGACGGACCGTACTCTTTAGTACGCGACTACGCGACTCTCATGAGACAGAACTTGAAAATGCTTTTACTTACCGCGCCTGGCGAAAGAATGATGATCCCTAGCTATGGAGTTGGGTTGAAAAACTTTCTTTTTGAGAATAAAGGCTCCAACATCAGGAACGATATAAAGGCTAAAATTAAAGAGCAGGTAAAAATTTATTTGCCATTTATAAAAATATTGAACGTAAGATTTTTTGAGACAGGGGAGAATGCCCTGTCTCTAGAGGTTTCTTATGTTGTTGAGTCTTTAACTTTAAAAGACCTTATGACAATAAATGTCGATTTGAACTAATTATTTTTGCTTGAAGGAACATGGTAATGGCAAAAAAAAATAATCCTATAAATTACACAAATAGAGACTTTGAATCAATAAAGCAATCACTTGTAGAATATGCAAAGAGATATTATCCTACAAACTTCAAAGATTTTAATGAATCTTCATTCGGCTCTTTGATGCTCGATACGGTTGCTTACGTCGGTGACATGCTTTCTTTCTACCTTGATTATCAGGTCAATGAGTCTTTCATAGATAGTGCGAACGACTACGATAATGTTGTCAGATTGGCAAGACAACTTGGGTATAAGCTTGATAAGGCTTACGCCTCTTCCGGGCTTGTTTCTTTTTTCTTATTAGTCCCCGCAAAGACTGTCGGTTCTGGGCCTGATACGGATTACATGCCAAAGATACTAAAAGGCAGTACAGTGAGAGGTCAAGGTGGCTCCTCATTCACACTGGCCGATGATATAGATTTTGCTGATGACAGCACTCTTACATACCCTGCGACGATTGATTCCTCTACCGGGAAGCCTCTTAAATATGCCGTAAAGGCCACTGGGAACGTAGTTTCCGGGGAGCTTGCTTTGAAAACTATTTCGGTAGGAGACTTTAGTAGGTTCTTAAAATTAGCCCTAGACGATGAAAACACAACAGAAATAATCTCCGTTTATGACGCTCATGGGAGGCAGTACTATGAGGTAGATTCCTTAACACAAGATTTTGTTTATAGGTCTGTACCAAATCCGGGCTCAGACCGGCAGCTTGTAAAGGAGTTGATGAAGCCGGTAGTTGTACCTAGAAGGTTTGTTGTTGAGAGAGATGATAATAATACCTATTTACAGTTTGGGTTCGGGTCTGAGTCTGAGCTAGATTCGGATGATTTGGTTGATCCGGGGAAAGTTAATTTTAGCTTATACGGTAAAAAGTATATTAGTACTGCTACCTTCGACCCAACAAAGCTGTTATCAAATACTAAATTAGGAATAGCGCCTAGTAATACAACCTTGAGAGTGGTGTATAGGAAGAATAACACTGCGGATTCTAATGCTCCGGTGGGTGGGGTTAATAGCCCAGGTAAGATGAACTACTTTTTTCTAGGGGAGGAGGGACTGGATGGAACCAAACTTCAAGAAACTAGAAATAGTATTGAAATATATAATGAAGAACCGATTAATGGAGATATCCAAGATATATCTGCCGATGAAATAAGAGTAAGAGCCCTGGGAGTATATGCATCCCAAGGAAGAGCGGTCACTAGAGGAGACTACGTAAATCTTTGCTATAGGATGCCTCCGAAGTTTGGGGCGATCAGAAGAGTTTCCGTTTATCAAGATCAAAACTCTGTAAAGAGAAACTTAAACTTGTATACAATAAGTGAAGGTGCTGACGGCAATTTAACTTCCACCAACACGACAATAAAAGAAAATCTAAAAACATGGATTCAACAGCATAAGATGTTGAATGATACAATTGATATACTAGATGCCTACATTATTAATTTAGAAATTGATTTCATTGTAACTGGAGACAGACAATACACACCGGAACGAACTCTTACGGATTGCCTACAAGCGTTAAACGAAAAATTCTCTGTCTTGCCTGAGATGGGGGAACCGTTTAAAACTAGGGACGTATACAAAGTTCTTAATAAGTTAGACAGTGTTTTAGATGTTATGGATGTGCAAATAGGACAAAAGTCGGGAGGCGTATATTCTAGTAACGAGTATAGCATTCCTCTTAACACAACCCCGGATGGCGCACAGGTTCTCATACCTGTAAACATGATATACGAGATAAAATTTCCTAATGTAAACATTAAAGGGGAGGTTAGATAATGTCCATTAAAAGATATTCTTCCACTGCGGATACGACGATTACCAATGCATATAAATCAAGCCTAACTACAAGAGGAACTGGTTCTAATATGGGAGCGGCAGATATCTTGGAGGTTTTTTCCCTTACTGGTCAAGAAAGCTCGGGTTCTGTGGAACTTTCAAGGCTTCTTATACAGTTCCCAGTTTCTGGAACAGCCACTGGAGAAATAAAAGCAGATAGAACTGCGGGCACAATCCCCGCAAGCGGGAGCGTCAGATTTTATCTTAAACTTTTCAATGCCAAACATGGCAATACACTTCCAAGAGACCTCATCCTAAATGTCCAAGCGGTTTCGCAATCCTGGGCAGAGGGGGGCGGCTTGGATATGGAGAACTATACTGATATAGGTGTGGCAAATTGGGTTTCGGGGAATCTCTCTGGGTCTGTCGGTGCTCCTGTCTCTACCAAGGGCGGATGGGACGGAGCATGGGGGACCTCCAGTATGGACCAAACCACCGGGTACACCCCAGGGGGCACCTACCACACGGCGGCGTATGATCCTGGAAGTGACGGTATGCCAATGTATACGCAGACATTTACGGGGGGCGACGAAGACCTAGAGGTAGATGTGACTGCCGCTGTTGAAGAGTGGGTAGCTGGAACGTATCTAAATTATGGGTTTGGTGTTCACCTCACCTCCTCTCAAGAAGCCTACTCGGTAGGTGATGGTACCAACGTCCCAAGAAACCTAAATGGGTCAAGTGATTCATATTACACTAAGAAATTCTTTTCTAGGACGAGCGACTTTTTCTTTAAAAGACCTGTCCTCGAAGCGAGATGGAATGCTTCAGACCAAGACGACCGGGGTGCGTTCTACTTGAGTAGCTCCCTAGCAACGGCGGCGGATAACCTTAATACTTTATTCTTATACAATTACGTCAAAGGACAGTTAAAAAATATTCCTGAAGTTGGAGAAACCGGGTCAATCATGGTCGCCCTATATTCGGGTTCGGCGACTGACGCTGCACCTTCTGGCTCTAAACTGGAATTAAGTGTTGGGGGTAATGCGGGCCTAAGCCTGCTATATGCCACAGGGGGCTACCACGATACCGGCATCTATACGGCATCTTTGGCTTTTACGGGCTCCTCGGCGTTGGAAACGATTTATGATGTTTGGACTACTGGCACCTGGGATAATCATGAGGTAACACAATTCTTTACGGGTACTGTAACCCCGGCGGGATTAACTGGATCTAGTAACTACCCGATTAGAGAATATATAACAAATGTGTCTAACCTGAAAGCGGCTTATACAAATAAAGAAAAGCCAAGACTTAGGCTGTTTGTTAGGGACAAAGATTGGAATCCAAATATCTACACAAAGTCTTCAACTCTGCCGAATACGGAAGTAATTGAAGAAGCTCATTATAAGGTTGTAAGAGCAGTCGATGGTCTTGAGGTTGTTCCCTACAACACAGCGAGCAACACGATGGCAACTAAACTATCTTACGACTCCGGCGGGAATTATTTTGATCTCGATATGAGCATGTTAGACACTGATTACATGTATAAAATTTATTTTGCATATAACATTAATGGCGACTATCAAGAACAATCGGAAATTTTTAAATTTAGAGTCGAAGAGAAATGAGCTTAAAAGATCTGTTTAAAAAAGAAAAGTTTGGTCAAATACTGGCTAAAAGAAGCAGCAAAGACTTGGAAAAAGAAGTCGAGTCTTCTGCATACATACCAACTTATCTAAAAAAAGCTAAACAGGTTCTTCCGCAAGTAGATTACTCGGACCCCAAAAACTTTGCTCGTTACGGGTCGGCAGCTAGGTATTACCAAGACGCCATTGAAAGAATCTATAGAGAATACCCGTATGATGGTTCTTTAAGAGAAAAGATGGAGTGGGATGAGGAATCTCTTCTCATTGACAAATACATTTTTGAAAATCATTATCCAAGAACGAATGGATATATTAATTTTCTAGGCTCGTCGAGCATGGGTTCTGTAGCTGGTCCCTTCGAAAAATTTGAACATCCCTACGCTTACAACGACTACGCGCAGTATATTTTCTTAAAGGGCGGTCCTCATCCAAGCAAGGTTAGGGGCGAAGAAACTTTAAGCGGCGATTTAAAACATACCGGTTCGATAAATACGTTACCGAATTATTATGATTCAGATCTTAGCAGAACGTCAAATCTAGAATTTAACGGAACGGATGGCGTTACGGTTGAGTTCTGGCTTAGAAAAGACTCCTACCAGACATCTTCGGAGTCTCCCACTCAGGTGGTGTTTGACCTGTGGAGCAGCGGGTCATGGGGCGACCGAATAGTGGGGCAACCTGGGTATGGACGACTCAAGGTTATTACTTGTGTATCTGCTTCAACACCCGGAGAAACCCCTACAACTTCTGGCTCTTCTTTTTATGTTTCCTTGATGTCTGGATCTGGTCAGTTCGCTAAAGGAGCGTTTGAGACACACCCTGCTCAAATTGGTAATGAAACCCTCATTCCAATAGGTACTTCTGTCCCGATCACCAGTTCAGCATGGCACCATTACGCCCTTAGTTTCGCCAATACAGGAAGCAACACACGGGTTAGACTTTATGTGGATGGGGCACTGAACGAAGAAGCAGTAACAGGGTCTTCCGTTGCTTCTGTAACCGGCACGATGGTGGCGCAAATTGGTGCTCTTGTGACCTCTCCGTCCGGAGCACATGACGCAACCCAGGGTTACGGTGCCTTGAGTGGTTCTGTAGATGAATTTAGATTCTGGAGAAGAGAACGAACGGCAGAAGAAATTGGAAGATATTGGAAAAGGCAAGTCGGCGGTGGCACGAATACCGACGATGTTAAGTACTATTATAGTGGATCTGCGGAGGAAGGGAACGCGGTAGACTTAGGGGTATACTATAAATTTAACGAAGGTATAACACAGACAGCGAGTATAGATGCGACGGTTCTTGATTACTCGGGCAGAATAACCAATGGAACTTGGACAGGTTACAGCAATAGCAGCGCTTTAGATGTAAGCATGAGGTCCACTAATTCCGCTATCGTTGAATCGAGTGCTTCTGCGGCTGAGTTTAAAGATCCAATTATATATGAACTTCATCCTGACGTGCAGTCACTGTTAGTGAATAAAATAAAAGAAGGCGTCAATTATGACTACTCTAATAACGCCTCAATATACCACTCTTTGCCGACATGGATAACGGAGGAGGCCGAGAACGAGCCGAGTCTAAAACTCTTAACCCAGATAATGGCGAGCTATTTTGATGAATTACACATCATGATTAGTGAGGTCAATAAAATTAAAGATGTAAGGTACGTCTCGGGATCCTTGTCGGAGGTGAATAAAGAGGCACCTATCGCTAGAGATTTGTTAGAAGGTGCGGGCTTTGATACCTCGGAAATGTTTGTAGACGCCGAAATAATAGAGAAATTCTTGCAAATGTCGGATGACAGGACTCACTCGCAGAGTCTGGATGACATTAAGAACTTAATTTATAAGAACATTTATAATAACTTGCTGCCAATAATGAAATCTAAGGGAACTATGAAATCCCTTAGAAACCTAATGCATTGTTTTGGAGTAGACCAAGATTTAATTAAAATTAATACATTCGCTAATAATATGACCTATGCGATTGAAGACGAATACTATGATTCAACAGTAAAGAAAACGTTCCTTGATTTTAATTCTCTTGACGCGGCCAGCGCGGTAGTTTATCAGCAAACGGCGTCGATGATTACTGATTCGACTGCTTTTTTATCAGGGTCTAGCCTACCCTCTTTCCAGCAGGAGGCCAACGGATTTGGTTCTACTTTCGAAAGTAACGTTATATTTCCATATATTCCGGAGCCTGACACAATAGAATTTAAGGGAAATTATCCTTTGATCTCTTCCATTTATGGAGCCCACTCGGCGAGACTCACAACTCCGGCGGATACAACCTGGACGAACGGCTCGGAGGACTGGTGGTTTGAAGTCCGTTCTATAAAGAGTATAAAAGATGGTAGACACGCTTATTTTCAGTTGGCCAGTCCTTTATTATCTAGCGGCAAGTTAGAGACTGATGTTTTTTATGATGTATACGACAATTCAAATTGGACGTTTGCGGTTAAGGTCGCGCCATCAAAATACCCGCAGGCAACTTTTGATAATAGAATAATTGGTGGTGCTCAGAATTACACGGTAGAGTTCTATGGTGTTAATAGTGTGCAGGACATAGTAAAAAACCAGTTCCATGTTTCGGAATCAGTCAGCAACGCATACGGTAGAGGCTTCATGTCTTCCGCTAAAAGACTTTTTGCGGGCGCGAGCAGAGCTAATTTTACTGGATCTGTAGGTATATATTCTGACGTAAAAGTTTCTTCTGTGAAGGCATGGATGTCACATATTAGTAATGAAGAAATCAAAGCTCACTCTTTAGACAACGACAACTACGGAACAAGACAGCCTGCTAATAATGCATTTGTTTTTCAAACAGGTTCTGCGTCTCCCAATGGCTCTACAAATGTTTTTATTCCAAAAATAAAAACTCTCGCGCTTGACTGGAGTTTTGAGCTTATTACTGGATCTAACGCTTCGGGAGAAATACAGGTTTATGATCTAACCTCTGGTTCAGCGGATAACGCCAAGAACTATGGTTGGCTTGGCAATGTCGTTAATCTACCAAACTCTGCGATGGGTTATGGATTCCCGGCGTCAACATCTTCATTTGTTTCTGTTGAGTTTTTAGAAAGTGCAAGAAAGCAGCTACCGGAGATTTTATACTCGGAAGATATGGTTTCTATTTTAGGGTTTGATGATGATAACCTTTACAGAGACCAGAAGCCTATAACGTTTTTTACTTCCGTAGAGAAGAACATGTACCAAAATCTCTCGGAAGAAATATTTAATTTTTTCTCATCGATTAGAGATTATGGCGCTCTAGTGGGTAGGCATGAAGAAAGGTACCGACCAGACTACAAAAGACTTTCATTCCTTAAAGAAATATTCTTCGAGAGACTGGGCAACACCCCTGATGTAGAAAAATTCATTGACTACTATAAGTGGCTAGATCAGTCACTTGGTACAATGATAAAGAATTTGATTCCCGCTTCAGCCAACGTTAATGATGGAATAAGAACAGTTATAGAAAGTCACGCGCTTGAGAGAAACAAATATAGAAATAAGTTCCCAACTATCGATTCTAAGTTTCCTGAACCGAAATCTTCGGGGCAGTTGCAACCTAATCTCGACACGACCATCAATGACGGAAACGTAACCATCCCTGCGTTGCTGGCTGGACAGTACGAAGGTTTTAGTGCAAAGCCGAATGCATTCCTAGCTGGGCCCAAACTTAATTCTCCGCCAAGCACCGACCAAAACTTTCATATCTTATGGTGGAAGAACAAAGTTAATAAGACCAAATACGCTGCGACCGGAGACGCTGCCTTTGATGCAGCAAGACAGGCACTTTTTAAAGTATACCAAAGCAGTAATCAAGACTTACAAAATAAACCATTTGTATTTAGCACAAGTATAAAAGCAAAAGAAATAGCTGGCGGCGTCAATATGCGGCCAAGCAAGAAGGGAATGCTTGCAGCGGCCAGCCTGCTAGGCTTCGACTCTGATAAACAAATTATAGTAAAGAGTTCGAACGTTAGAGACACACGTAAAGTATACATAGAAGAAATTATTCCTATTGAGCTTCTAAAGAAGAAAAAGACCGTTGAAGTTAATGTTGAAAACTTCCCTGGGTCGTACATGGCTAGCGGAAGTGAGATGGTAATACCTTTTACCCTGTATAGTGCAAGCTACGAGTTTGATAGCGGAGAACCACTGGGCGGCTACTTAAACCATTTTAATACGGCACTCCCAAACACCCAAATCAATTTTGGTAACGATTCATGGAACAATGAACTTGAGACAGCACTTCAGAGTGTGTTCACGGAAAGATTCGTCGGCGGACGCCAGTATAAAAACGTTGAATTTAATGCTCCCAACGCTTCTAGCGGAGAGTTAGACAATCCGTTTACAAGACCGGAAGGTTACTCCATTAACATCGCCGCTAACCAACTTACAGTTGTGCCCGTAGACAGTGTTAATTCCAACTTTGCCAGGGGCACCAGGATAAGACTTCCGGGAGCGAAGAGACCAGTCAACATCACCAACCTCCCTTTTTATAAAACAACCGGCGTCATAAGTGGCAATTTAAATTTTACAAACCCCACCAACACTATGGGTAACTTCGAAAGAAACTATGAAGTGGTTATGACGACAGGTAGAGATATAAACAACAAGTGGTTTATATCTGGTTCTACTGGAGCAGGTGGCGCTAATAGTCAGTACGCGGAGACCTTCAACCTAACTGGCAATCTAGACTTCGCTCTTCCTGACAGGGCCACTGGATCAAATAAAACAATTATAGCGGAAAGATTCTCCGCCCCCGGTGGTAAAGAAACACTAAGTAGAGGACATCTCGATCCAGCCTCAGAAACATATTCGGTGTATAACCAATTAAACTATAGAAATTCGCTTGTTAGAACGAACCTTGGTGGTAGTAGTAGTGCCCACTCCCTTGCGTTCGGTATAATGACAGGCAGCGCTGTTGTCGATGCCTATTCCGAGTCCCAGTATTTATTTGCTTCTTCTCATAAAACAAATAGAAACGCAAGAAGAACAGTCTTTGTAACTGGCGCTAATTATGGGCTACCACCTATAAATCTCAATGTAGGCTCAGGCTCGGTATTTGATAATGACAATGTGACACATCAAATACCACAAAGTGATAGAAACTATAATTGGATTACTTCGTCGATGTTAAATATTAATGGAGCGCCTTATGGCTTTGCAAACCCTAGAGGATTCGTTTCTAGCACTCTAGGGGAAGTCTCTGAGTTCACGTTCTTGAGTTCAAGCCAAGCTTATGTTGGCAATTATAATGTAGACTTTGTTGGGCTAAATACTTTGATCAATGCTCCACTCGACACTGGCAGCAACACTATAAGCGCGGCTTCCTTAAATACTTCTATCGTATCATTGGACTCCGACTACCTCTTGAATGCTCTCCTCTTACACCAGAACGGACCGTATGGATTTGTTTCTTGGCAGCAGATAAGCAACGCCAAAAACCCGCTAGTTCGAGATATGGTTAAGAACAATAGAATATCCACCTTTACTGCGGAAAATGATTTTTTTGTTAAATCAAAATATAAGTGGTCGGCGGCTTCGGGCAAAGAAAAGGTTGCCCACAATAGTTCAACAAATGTTAGAGAGGTTAGTTCTTTTATAGAACCACCGGTTATTACTCGATTTAAACCGATGGTACACAAAGTAAATACAAAAGATTATCAAGGCAATGTAGCCTCCTTCGATATCAAACATAGCTACGGCAATAACCTGTCAAAATTTGCTTCAACCGATTTAAATAACGCTCTCGGAACCGAACAATATAAGGCGGAGCAGCCGTATGATAAGTTGTATAAAGTTTACACAAATAAAGATCTTGGCGAAGATAATCCAATTAGTAAGATGGTCTCACTAAACTACAGCGAGACCATATACCCCAAGGCTGCGAATACGTACTTGGCTAAAACTAGAGGACGCCAGAACTATACAGAACAAGCAGGAACGGGAGAAAACGGATTTGATCGAGCAGAACATAGAACATTCTGGCGCGATGCACTCGGGGAAAGAGATCGGACAGCAGGAACGGCCCTTAACTCCCAAGGATACGCAGTTTACAATAATCAAGGTAGAACACTTAGTGTCTGGCCTATGGATACTGGGGATGTCTCTGAGGTCGCTGGGCTCGGCGGATTCCCTATTGACCTCTCGGATATAAATGGTGCAGTAGGAGAACTTGCACAATATCCATTTGTTAACCCTACGGGTTCTGTCACTGACAATATCTTCCCCTCCGGCTTCTATGCACCAATGTATGGATACCATGTGTCCGCGTCAGCGGCGATGTACAGGAGAGCAATAAATCACAAACTGTACGCAGATACTTATATTAAGCCTCCGGTTTACCGGACAAACCTTCTTGCTGGAAAAAATCCATGGTTTGACAGCTATGAAGACTATTCCGAAGACATAAGAAGAATCGCTAAAGACTATACTGTGTTACCTGAATTTAGAATATCAGACCACATGGACTTTTACTTAAACAACCAGAGTGCGTCTTTTGTTGGTACAAATAATAAATTCCTTAGCCTTGACGGGGCTGCACATACATCTAGCGCGGAAGGAGAATTCGCGGCCTTTGACGAAAACTTCTTTAAGACATATTCTAATTCTGAGTTTATGAAATATTTTGATATAGTCCAGGAAGACCACGTAGGGGAAGAGATAGGCAAAGACGGCAGGATCAAGATGACTTGCAGAGGAGTTAAAAAGCTATTACCTTATAATGGTTTCTATCCCGCGACAAGAACCCTCCAGTTGGCTACGTTACTTTCGCAATCGCTAGGCCCTTATTTGAGTGGATCAACTGAAAATTTGAACAACCCGGACACTGAGCGATTAAATTCTCTTAACCGTGTTTTTACTGCGCCTGGTTTATTGTTTAACAGTATCAAGTCTGCGGTAGCAGTTGATTTCCCTTATTATACTACCGCTAAGACAGGCAGCACCGGGTATCCCAATGGCTCGGCGGCGATTCAGCAGCAGCTAATTGGGTACAGTGACTCATATGATGAGAGGCTGCCGTTTGAGGCGCTAGTTGATATTACTAAACACCTCCCCCCTACCATCAAGGAAGTTACGGCCTTCGACGCCCTTGTCTCCACACAGACGAATATTTTCTTGGGGGAGCCAACCGCCACGGGGTCATATCCTTATGTGAACTGGATGTTTGAAAAGAAACCTAATTTCGAATTGGCAATGCATAACTTTTTAGGAGAAACAGTTAGGTTCTTCTTGAAGAACGAGGAGCTTACGAACTTTTACTCTGCTCAGCAGAGCCAGTTTAAAACCATGAAATCCGGGTCTACATATGGTATGAACGTAAACATGTATAAGACGAGAGGCATGATGCTAACAGAAAATGTCGATGCGCTCGCCTCCCGAGGCAGAGCACGCGGTGCAATATATGGCCCCCCTATGTCAAGTAGCTACCATTCTGAAAGTAATTCTACAACACTCATCGGTTTTGATGATCCAGCGTATGCACCCCACACACCGCCTTATTTTTATGGACTATCTCAGGCACAGTTGTCGTTTGAGTGCTTTGAAACTAAGAAGTATAGTTTAGAAGAAATTTTGGCTGGTATAACCTCCTCTTATTCAAATGCCCATCCTGGTTTGAGATATAACGATAAAGCAACTATAAATAAAATGGAAATTAGTGCATCCATGAATCTATTTGGGACAACAAGGGTACAAAAAGTAAATTATTCGACTGGCTTCGGCCCCGAAGGGAATTACCTGCCAAGTTCTTTTGAGACCCCTTCCGACTCTTCTTTTGATGTTTGGTCAATCGGAACTAAATGGGAATGCCCTGCTTTGAACTTTACCGCTTCTCACAGTACGAAAGAGGGTACGGGAGTGTGGGCCGGATACGGTACCATCCCGGACGATACGACCGGGGTGTTCACCGGACTATCGAACGCTAGTGGGCAAGAGCCTCTGTTAGAAATAGTTGGGTTCCAAACTACTAAAGAAAAGATTAGCAAGATTGCGGATACTAAAAATATATCGGAGGCGATTGTTGCGATACCTTTTGTAGACAACCAAGATGTCACGGACTTAGACACAATACAGTATATTGGAAGATCGTTCTTTAAAATTGATAGCGATATCTACAAGTATCAAACAGAACTTAAAGAAGCCAAGGGCATCGCTGTTGAAAATGCACTTACAACGGATGGAGTGGACAACGTACAACAGACCAGCATCACCGACATGCATGAGAAGATGCAAAAATATGTAATACCGCCACAACTAGATTTTACAGACAAAGACCTTAAAAAAGCTCCATTTGCTATGTATATCTTTGAATTCGATCATAACTTAGATCAAAGGGACTTAGCGGACATTTGGCAGGGAGTAATGCCCAAGATTTCAATCACTGCCGAGAAGCAGGAGGTTTCTCTTGAGCACGCAATGAACGAACATGAATTTTTTGGAGGTAACTCACTTCCGCCGGAAACAAGATGGATGGTGTTCAAAGTCAAGAGAAGAGCGGAAAGTAACTACTTTAAGATTACTGCTGATTCTAAGGATGATGATCGCTTTAAGTTCTTGTTTAAATCGTCGGAAAAAGACTTCAAGCATAGTTATAACTGGCCTTATGATTTCTTCTCACTAGTTGAATTGGGCCAACTAGAGGCAAGTGTGGAAATAGAGGGAGACAAAGAAGAATGACGTTCTTCAATAGAAAAGAAGAAGTTATAGATATTGAGCTAACTCAATATGGAAAGCTGCTTTTGGCTAAAGGAAAATTTAAGCCAAAGAAGTATGCATTCTTTGATGACGATGTTATCTACGATGCCCAATACATGAATCCCACTGATCCGACAAGCGTGTCTAATCCCATCGCGGAGAACCAGAATGACGCTAGTACAAGAATCAAGGAATCAGTCAGAGGACACGCGCAGCATAATTATGGCGACGCTTATAATCTTGGAGAGGCAGAGGAGGGAGAAGAAAGTTTTTTAATGAGCGTAGGGACACAAAATGTGATTGGAACTAAAATAGTTACTACGGATGTGTCGCCCGCTGACATAGTTTACACCTATGATATAGAGGATTATTACTACACTTTTTTCAAAAAGTACGGGTACTACCCAAAAGACGATTTTATGGCCAGTGTTCAAAACATTTTTGAAGCAATCAAATCGAATGCGTCTCAGAAAGAGGAGGTCCTTTTTGAGACTGTAACCCCAGGGAAGACGTATCGAATTATAAAAAGGTATATTGGACCGAGACAGATCAACAACAAGCTCTACCCAGTTTATGAGACCAACTTTGAAACAATGAATTTTGGAGGAGGTAGGTATGTGTTCGATCACGATATATACTATGAAGGAATACCGCTTGGCTCGATGGAGCTTAAAAATCAAAAACTTCCTGCATGGAATATCTTATCATTAAATGATAAGGAGATGAATCTTATATCGCTTACCCTAGACCTTATGGCGGTCCCGCCCGGAAAGAAACCATTAGATGATTTTAGCACAAAATTTTACACGTATGGTGATTTACCTATTCCGCAAATTAGTACCAATATAAAAGTTAGAACACTTTTGGATGATAATAAAACTATAAACATTCTAGAAGAGGATATAGTAGAAACACAACAAATGATTGATGGCCTCACCCTAAGAGTAAAAAATGACTATCTCTTGTTGGTTATAGATGAAAAGAACACATATTTTGAAAATGAAAATTTCTCTATTGAAGTATTCGAGATGGAAGATAACACAAGCCCCGCTAGTGCGACATTCGTAGTTAGCACGGTAGGAAGTATCTCTAATGGCCAAACACTTAAATTTGCCGCCTTTGACGGAACACTGTATAGCGCAGTCATAAATACTTCGATAACAAAAGAAAACTCCACCGCCACCAAAATCGGCACGAGTGGAGTGTCCACAAACGCGCAGCTTGCCGAGTCGATCAACAGAAGTATCTCAGACTTTAGCCCAGGCATAGTCAAGTCTTCGTTTGATCAGATAGGAGCTACAGGTAATTATCGAATTACGATAGACCAAGCACAGTTTATTGAAGCAACAACCAAAGATACGGCAATACAGGGAACTCTTATTACCGCCGGAGTCCTTACTTCTTTGGTCAATTGGGATATGAATCCTGCATCTAAGTTATTGAAAAGATTATACTTTTCTGAAGATTCTACCAATAAAGGGTCCGGGATGTTATATTCCCCGTCGGACGATATCGAGATTTCATCCACACCTATAAATGATTCTCATGTGGGGTATTATATGAACGTGCTTGTAGATGAGGAAATAGACAGCCAACTATTCCGCAAGTACCAAGACAAACTCAAGAACATTCGAGTTGATAAACTACTAAAACCAGAGGGACAAACTAATTTCAATAGCTTTAATATTTATGGAGATGACACGGAAGATCCGGGGAGTATTTGTTAATGGCTGTAATGCAATCGGCAGGAACTAGCCCGTTCCCAGAAGTTGGTGTAAAAGAAATACGCCTATTTTCTATTGGGCAACAAACTAAAGTAAAGCTTAAAATTATATTAAAAGACAGGGGAGATAAATTTGTTAAGTGGTTTACTAAATCTTCCAAAAAAAATCTTTATCTTAAAGTTGTGCAGGCGACAGACAACGACGCTGTTTCCGGAGTCTTAACTGAAAAAACTTACGTATCTAGCCAAGAACTAAAGCAAATAAAAACAAAGACAAAGACGGAGCAAATCATAAACATAGGAGCAGAACTTGCGGATATGGGCCTAAAGTTTAATACCACTCAACTACAAAAGTTTTTTGTGAGACAAGAGGTCGGAGGTAAACTCTATGAGATACCTTTAGATTTTGAATTTGTTATAGATGACCCCGCTCCTGAAGAACTAACGTATATACTGGTTCCTAAGATAACCGGAAAATTCTTTAGCAATGCAGGGGAAGAAGGACTATACTCGGCTCTTGATGAAATAAATCCTTTAATAAAAAAAGAAGTTGTTCTTGATGGTGGGCAAGTTACAAAAAACTCCAAAGCTTATCTTATGAGTCAAAACGAAAAAGGGACTCCGGTCGTTTGGACGGGCGCGGTTCACTTCATGGGAGAAAACGGCACGTCGGCTATGACCGGGGTCGCGCACACAGCGAAGAGTAAATATCTAAGTCTCGGGACTGTGCCCAACATGAAAATAAAAGATTTTAGAATTCTTGAGCAGGTCTCAAATATATATTTTACAAAGCCTGCGCTAGCAAATGAACACTTCAAACCCACGGGGTTTTCTAGAGCATACCTTTCAAGAACCTACTACGACACGACAACTGGTTGCTTTTCTGTTAATATAAACAACTTACTAAAAAAGCACATATCGTTCTCAAAACATTTTAACGATTCTGGAATAAACCTGAAAGACTTTGCCTCATTAAAATCTTTTAAGCTCCTACGAAGAAAAGTTGAGGTAATTGATGGAGAAATAATCCCGGTTGGTGCGGCAGAAGTGATACGGGAACTTAAGACTCCTGACAAAGCGGTGCAGTCTGGCATATCGGATAATAAGTTTTCTACAATAACAAATATATTTAATGATATAAAATCGAATAGTCTTGTGAAAACATTTGATTTCCACGATGAGGTCGATCAATCGGATGGGGCTAAATATCAATACGGAGTAGAAGGCTCTATTGTAGACTTGACAAGTGTTAAAGCCAATGGATTACTAAAACAATTATCAAAAAGAATAAAAGAACTTGAAAGCTACAAAGTAGAAGCACAAAGGAATTACAACTATAATGCTCGGTGCTATAACACGGATTTTATAAATCTTAACTCAAACAATAAAATTCTCCACGGATCGATTAAAGATCTTATAACTGTTCTAACAATTGGCAATGGCCCTCTGGACATCACGAGTGTTGCTAGATTTTTTATTAATACCACCTCCCCTGTGTCGGGAGACCCCGAAGGCATACAGAAACTAATTAGTGTTATAGGGCAGACAACTAGCCGATTACAAAATTATTCTAGCGCTTACATGTCTAAAAAGCCTGGAACCACATCTGGCTCTCCGGGTAAAACAAACAATAAGTCACCGAAAATTGGAAAAGAGATTAAATTTTCTCATTATTTTAAAGACGTTATTGGCTCGGATTCCACATATTACGGATACGAATTTTTGTCTTCGGCGAACAAGCTCTCTAATAACGCCGGGCAGCCGAGTGTTTCACCGATAAGATATATGCCTAGCCGTGATATAAAAAGGCAAGAGTTTTTAGATAGGGTCGAGCTAGAGACAAAGAAATATTTTATTTTGGATGCTGTTGGAGATTCCGGTAAGTTCTCTAATGCTCTTGTTCCTGTGTCTGGTGGGCTTAGCGTGAATCCGAATGATTCTATAGAAAACACAAAATATTCTTTTCTGACTCCTGCTATAATAAAGATGGCGCAAATAAAAGTTAAGCAAAAGAAAACTCCGGAAGGGGAAAAGAAGAATTTAGCCCTTGTTTATAATTCATATGACGACAAACCAGTATTTGATAACCTGAACATTGATATTACGAGTGTGGACTTTGATGAATATAATCAAGTTATTTCTAAAATTATAAAATATAATAAAACTAAAAAAGTTTTTTCTGAGAAGATGGAAGACAAGAAAAAAATGGTTAGTTTGGTGATGAAAGAATTTTTTGGGAATTCTGGGGTTACGGTTGAAACAGCACAAGACAACAAAAAGAAGAATTTTAGTGTATTCAAGAAAAACTCGGAGACAGAACAAACTCTATCAAAGGTCAAAAAAAATCTGTTAAAAAAGAAAAAAGAAAAGCAGTCTTTATTCATGTTCTCTATCGTTGCTGATTCTTTTCTAGATTATGACAAGGACAACATGGAATTATATAACATCAATAGCCCCAACTCGGCGATATCAAAAGCTGGGTTTGCACCTGATATGTCGGCGGAACAAGTATCTAAAGCGACCCGCTTGTTACCGAATCAAGTGAAATCTCTAATGTTCAACGCGGTAGAAGCAGATATAGTCAAGACGAGCAACTTGGGTAATTTAAATACTTCTTTGAATAGCTCTAAAAACTTTGGTGCGTATACAATGCTTTACAAGACTTTGGTCTTGGTAGAATACTTATCTGGTTATGAACTGGACGAAAATGGAAGCCCTAATGTTAGAAAAGAGATCTGGAGGGCTTTAAACCTTGAAAGACTTTCGGATGTTAAAGTTGAGAATACGATATGTAGAATGACAAGATACGAGATAAAAGAGTTTAATATCAAAAGAATCAATTTATTGGATCTTCCTATTTATGATGAGTACTTTAAAATTGTAAATGAAAACTTTAGTCAGGGCCAGTCGGCAGGGCTTCAATCGATGTCACCACAACAAGAAGAAAAAATAAGTGCTATTGAGGCTGCGATAAACCCTAGTAGCAGTGACTTGATTGGTGGAAACATAAAAATAATGCCGGAGGATACGTTTACGTTATAGGATTATATGAATGAATTTATCAAGTATTGCTAAAAAAAATTGTTACTATAGTTTGAATTGCGTTGGTGCCGCGACCAAAGACGCTCTCAAGATAGAATTCAAAACATACTATACTACTCCTGGTGCTATCCAGGGCCTCCCCGGACTTGGGGTTGGCACCCTTGAAGAAATAGATCTCCCTCCTCTAGACGGGAACGAGATTTCAACGCCGGTACTTAGCCAATACTCTCCAAAGCTTGTACACTTCGACGCTAACTCTAATAATGATACGGGGGCGGGAACCACGTATGAAATACCGGCACTGTTTACTAAAAATTCATCGCACTGGGAGTTTTATACCTACGACCAAATGATTCAAAAAAATCCGCCGGGATTCGAAGCTAATGCTAATACGATATCGACCACCTTTGAAACATTTGTTATTGGGCTTAGGACAAATTGGTTATCCTTTGAAAAAGTAGAGGGTGAGAATAAATTTAATGTTACTGTAAACGCGGATAAAGAAGACATATACAAATTACCCTATAATCTAGCGGCATCTCAGAGAGGTGGTGGGATAGGCTATGGCATGGACATAGATGGGGCTGGTGATACGTCCGGTGACCAAACTGACCTAGACCTCCAGACTATTGTTGAGGCTGCTACTTCCGGGGTAAGCAACGGAGCCGCTTATGAATTCAAAGCAGTTGGAAAAGGCGATACTCCCTACATAGAAGACTTTTCTTTTGAGTACGATACCCCTTATTCTAAAGACGGAATAACAGCATCTGGGGTCAACGGGAAAGCTTTAGATGCAGATGTAAAATTTCGGTATCACTACTATCTAAAAGATTACGAAGACGCAGTGAATAATCTTCCGGATGCCTCTACTAGCATATCTGAGATTGGCGGTATTGGGACCGCGTTAAAAACTACCGGCGACCGAGTAGAGTTTTTATTACCAAATCCTTACGATTACGAGTATGCGAATTTTGTTCTAGATAACCCCTATTACTCTAATATATCTGTTGGTAATGGCAATGACCAAGTGAGCCCCCTCGCTGACACTACAAAGAATGTTTTAAATTCTATAGCCGCTTTCAAACAGTTGTACGGAGCAGACTATGCGGACTATACTAGTCTTGGTGGAAAAATATCGTTTTCTTTAATAAGAGATGGCTCTACTATCGATTACCTTAGAGAATGGTCCAAAGCAGCGAAGTGGTATCAACAAAAATCATTCGAGTTTGAATCTAAACAGGTACAATATACGGGAGAGGCCAAAACGGTCATGACCTTAGCAGGCCCGGTTGAAACCTACAGCGTGGTGGTAGACATACCAAGCGAAGTAGCTAAAAACAGGAATAGGTTTTTAGCTGAGAGCGCTAAGATAGATTCTGAAGGACCACCGGGTATGTTTTTACCGGGAACAATAAAAGCCGAAGTCCCAGCCGCACCGGACTCACTAAACTCCCTTTTGAATAACGCTACGTTTGACTACTTTAATTTTAACCACCCGGACATAGAAAAGTATTTTGGAGATTTAGATTTTACATTAAGGAACTCCTTGAATATTGGACAAGAAAGTACAAAGAGATTATCTACGTCGGCTGCATTTCCGATGAGTGTTGAAATAAAGTTTAAATACCCTACCCTCACTTTATTCTCTCCACTAGCACAGAGAACAAAAGAGTGGCTTCCAAACAAAGTTACGGACAATCCTGTGTTTTCTACTCCTGACTCTCCTGGAGGTTCCTTGTCTCTTCACAAGCACGGGGGGTTGATGCAAAAGGTTATGGCCATGAACTTGGCAGGTCCATTTATGAGTCGTGTGGTTGATGAGATAGACATACCTAGTGGAGGCCCTACTCCAATTAATGAAGAGAAAAAAGATCCAACGATTATTTCTTCAGAAGCCAAAACTCCTAATTTCGCTAAACAAACAAAAATTTTACAAAAAGAACAA